TTTTCACTTGAACCCATGATGTCTTTAAGTGGGGCAGTGGCTTTGTCCACCAGTTCTAACATGGCTTTTAGGCTAATTTGACTCATTTGCTTTCTGTTTCCCAACGTGCCCGCGCACGTTCATGCCATTCCATCAATTCATCCAGTTCATAGTCATCGCAGTCAGCGGGTGTCCAATGGAACACCACGGCTAAATCTGCAATGACTTCATCGGTACTTATTGGAAGTCTTCGTCCTCGGCTTTCACAAAAAAACCAATCACTTCCTTTGACAGCTTGGTGAGATCCGAAGGTGCCAGTTCATAAACGTCATTTTCAGTCATGGTTGGCGTGGTAATGCGTGGAGCCAGTTTTGCCAAAGTGTCGACGTCCAGTTGCAGCACGTTCACCAATGTCAGTCCACGAAGGGCACGGGTTTTGGGTTTACGGATCACAATTTCGGTGATGGTCTGTTCACCGCGTTTAAAGCCTTCATCAAAAGTGATGGTGCGGAGGTTTGGGTCTTGAATTGCGTCTTGGTTTTGTTGCTGTACTTCAGGTGTCATGTCATGTGCTCATTATAAATATGGGGGAGGGAATGCCTGGTCTTATAGACCAAGCAATGCTTTGATGCTTTGTGCTAAATTCGTTTCACCGAAACGCTCAACACCATTAATAAAGTCCAGTTCCACTTCGACTGCACCATCCACTTCCATGCGGTAATAGGTATAGTTGTAAGACATTTTGATTTCAGTCTTTTCGCCATTTTTTGAGTCACCCGGATCAAGTTCAATGGCTTGGCCACGGGTATAAATTTCCACGATTTGCGATGTGCAATTGTCTTGACGCTCATACATCCCAACAAAACGAACAGGCAGATCAGAAGTGCCACAGACACCCAGCTGGCGGTATTGTTTGACATCAAAGCCTGCATAAACCACTTCACCTTCAAGCTTTTCATAGCCAAACGACAAAGCGATATCACCAATCATGCCTGCGCCGCGGTAGTCTTCGGTTTTCTTGGTAATTTTTGGAATGGTGACGCTTTCTGCGACACCTGCCCATGAGTGTGTATCTATAAACACATTAAAATTTTTCAAAACACGTGGAAGCATTGCATCCCGCTCCTGTACGTTATGCCGCGTTATTAATTAGCTGACCAAAGTCGACCAAATAACGGTCGGTAATACGCTGGTTTAGCCCTAAATTTTCCAGTGTTGGAACTGGGGTATAGTCATAATCAATCCACATTAAGCCTTGCGACAGGCCTTCCGTTGTATTTTCAGCTGGGTCATACCAAACGGAGGCACCAATCAAATGCTTAGCATTTACATGCTCAGTTAACTTGGCATTAATTGAATCAATAATGTCTTTAGCCAAAAAAGGCGTTAGAGGCTGATCAACGAATGGAAAACAGCCGTTAATGATGGTGTCCAACAAGAACTGTGCAGTTCGAGTCGCCACTTCAAAAGCAAAGCGCGGATCATCAGAACAATTGCGATTACCCCAAAAGCGTGGGCCATTGTGAAAAATCATTGTTGTGATGTCATTGCTGTTGAGATAGCCTGCATCGGTATCAGGATCTTCAAGATCCCATGTGATTGGCTGACTGATGCCAGTTGGCCCAGCAACCGCAATATTTGACAGGGATTTATGCCAGCCCACTTTTTTATCAGTTTCAGCACGCAGCGCTGCGGCAACAACGACAGCCGTTAAAATGCCTGGTCCATATAAAAGTTCCATTATTTGGGTACCTCTTGTGCGCCTAAAAATACATTGCCACTGGTCCATTCTGGCCAGATCAGCTCAATTTCACGGAAGGCCAGCTTTTCACGATAAATAGTGACGGCCTCGGCAGTTGGAAGTATTTCTCCCGCAGCATTGCGGGGGGTAATGTAAGAATATGCGCGGAGTTTTTTACAAATAGCGCCCAAAGCATTTGCTACATCGATGGTTTCAGTATCGGAAACACAGATAATTTTTGGCGTAATGCCGAGCACTGATTTAACAGTAAGCAGAGCCTGAAGGCCTGTGCGCTTTCCTGATTCATCCGTTGTGCCAATCACCAGTGACTGCTCAAATTCTTCACTATTAAAAGGGTCTTCAATACGAATGACGACCAGGGTAGGGGATGTAATAGATGAAATTATTTCAAGGTTTTTGCGTAAATTTCCCTGTGTACCGGCTTTAGGTAAGATGCGATTGATTGATGTGACCAGGACAGGTGTATTCAGAGGAAAGACAGCCTCGTCCGCATCATATGCGAAGGCAAGCATTGCGATGGTATTGGTATCAGCATTGCGAATAGGGATTTTTCCCGAAGCCGTTTCGCTCGCAGTGATACCGTGGTGAAATTCAGTCATGATGACTCCATAAAAGTGGAATTACTTTTAGAGTCATCATGAATTGCGAAAGGTTTTTATTCTATAAACTGAATCCTGTTTAACGTTTAATCAGGATTTAGTCGTTGGGGCATGTTCCCCAAACAGGAGGTGTTAATAAGGATAATCCATCCCACCCTGCAGGCTGTGTCGTAATGTTGGAAACACACCAGCGCGACAAGTCAAGTGTTTGAGTAGCATAAAGCATGTTATTCATACTTGTTGCTAAACGCACATCCCATTGTTCAAGCTCACTCAGCACGTTTGAGTTTGCTGCAAACATATAGTCATAATTTGTGGTTTTTGGCGGTGCTGTATTCGGAACACTGGTTGCATCTTTAAAACCTGCAAACTGTCCCTGCGGGTCGTCAAAGCGTTCATATCCTTCGCTATACCATTGCAAAATAGCTGGCAAGTTTGAAAGGCTCATTGCACTTAACTGAGATCCAGCAGCGTCAGGAAGGATTTCAATTGTCATCTCAGATCCATCCGAAGACTGAAAACTATAATAATGGACACCCATCGCAGCAGAATAATCTTGATAGCCAACATTCACATTTGCAGGAGCCTTAATTTTTAATTTGCTAAGACTATATAACTCCGCGCTTCCACCTTGTTCTCCTCCGCGGACAATCATTGGGCTGATACCGCCTCCGGCGCTAGGACATGTTCCCCAAACGGGTTTATATTCTTCTATTAATTTACCGCGCATCCAATCGGTAAAGCTTTCAGGCTCAGATGTGATTTTTGAGACACACCATTTAGATATGTCTTGGTTGAATGCGCAGTCATCGCCAAACATCGAAGCCATATCTTCGACATTCGACACATCCCAATTATTCAATGGTTGATTAAATGAACGGTCTGCATAAAACATGTTATCCATACTTTTCGCACTGCTCACATCCCATGAATTTAAAGGCTGATTAAAACTTCTACACAGGTAAAACATACGGGAAAATGTTGTGACATTGGACACGTCCCATCCATCGAAAGGCTGATTTATAGGTGTTTCAGCAAACGTACTTTGCATACTTGTCACACGACTCACATCCCACATGCTAATGTCTTCATTAAAGTCTGTAACGGAGAACATATAATCCAAGCTTGTAACATAATCAGGCAAGTAGTCAGGCACCCGTCTGCCAACGTATTCAGGCAAGAGAATATCTTTTAAGTTAAAGTTATTAACTGGTGTATCCCCCCAATCTGTAACTGCAGCATATTTATATACGCCCGCAGATTTTTGCGGCCCATGAAAGTAAACCTTGACAATGCTTAACTCTGCAATCCCTGTTTTTCTAATAGAGCCAGCACCATGATTTCTATAATCAACAAGTACACCATCCCCCCAATCAATAGATACTTGGTTTGAGCCTGTAGCGGCATTGCTGTAAACCTGAGCTGCGCCACCTGAAGATATGAATGTAAATGGTCTTCCTAGTTCGGGTTCGGGTTCGGGTTCGGGTTCAGGTTCTACAACTTCGTCAAAGGCATCTAGCCAAAAGCTGATTACACCTTCACTGTCAATTTTTGCAGTCGGATTGCCAATGAGTGTCATTTCATTTGTGTAAGGATTATCAGGAATCAAGCGGATAAATTTGCGCGAATTTGTGATATTGCGGATAAATACTGCTGAACTGCCACCGTCATTACTTTCATACTCGCCAGTAATTCCTAGGGTTTCTTTATTGTCCTTTAAATAGTCTTCTAAAAATGAATATTCACCGCCGCCGCCAATCTCAGTTGGGTACAGCGTGCCATTCACTTCAATAGCCCAATGAATATTGTTTTCAGTATTATCATCGGTATATTGCAAATCAGGAGAAATACCGACTGATACAGCGTCAATAGGTTTCTCAACGCCACTAAAAACATTTCCGCTTGTCCATTCTGGCCAAATAATTTCAATCTCACGGAAAGCCAGTTGTTTACGAAAAGCAGCAACAGACTCAGCGGTCGGAAGCATTGAGCCATTTTCATTGCGCGGGGTGATATAAGCGTAGGCGCGGAGCTTTTTGCAGATAGCACCGAGCGCGTTGGCCACGTCGATAGTTTCGGCATCAGAAACGCAGATGATTTTTGGCGTAATGCCCAATACAGATTTAACTGTGAGCAACGCCTGCAGGCCTGTGCGCTGCCCATTTTCTTCTGTCGTGCCGATGACCTGCGACTGGTCAAATTCACCGTCAGAAAATGGATTTTCAATGCGGATCACGACCAGGGTAGGCGATGTAATCTGTGAAATGATTTCCAAATTCTTGCGCAAGTTTCCTGAAGTGCCGGCTTTGGGCAGCGCGCGGTTGATTGATGTGACCAGGACAGGCGTGTTGAGCGGAAAGGCATCTTCATCCGCATCATCTGCGAACGCAAGCATTGCGATGGTATTGGTATCAGCATTGCGGAGGGGAATTTTTCCAATGGCCGCTTCGCGCGCTGTAATGCCGTGGTGAAAATCAGTCATGATGGCTCCATAAAACTTTTGATGCCATCATGTATTGTGTAGGGGGGGGATTCTATGAGCAAAATCCTGTTTAACGCTTAATTGGGATTTTAGAAAAAACCAATAACCCTTAAATAAGCATCTACAGGCTCCTCAACACCACCGCTCCAGCGTCTGGTCAAAATTTGAACCTGTGATTCGGTTGTACCATCATAACCAACGGGCATACACTGTAAATACCATTCACTAGCTTCATCCCCCCAAGGAACGGTTGCGATCACAGGTATTAGATAAGCTTCAGCACTAATGCGTTTAACAATATTAATAGGTAAGTTTTTGAGTAAGTGAAAAAATTGAACATCTGCATGTTCAGACAGATTAAAACCTTGTACTACCGGTTTATTCTTAAATAAAGTTATATCAATAATAGCTATGCGTGTAGAGTGATTATAGGTGATTGTATAATCTACACCTGTCACTGTTTCTAATTTAGATTGTTTTAATTCAAGATAACCGTTAATAGAGAGATTCTCAGAAATTTCTCCACCTTGTTTATTCAGTTTTTTTTCTAATTGTTGATTTACCCATGCTTGAGTGGCGGTGTTGATATTTTCATCCACGGTTAAGTTAATGTTATTCGCTGGAGTACCTTTAATATCAATTATTAATGTTAATTGACCGCCCGCACCATCCTCTAAGACGGGTTTATATCCGCCATGGTAATTGCCAATATAAACCAATTGCCCAGTTTCATCAGTGAGACCGATTTCATGAATATTGAAACCGCCAACTGACGTTCCTAAAGTTGCTGTAACTCGAATAAAATCATCAATGATTTGGATATCTTGAATCGGGACACTGGCTTTTTGATTCACCAGTGTTGTGCGATCAATTCCCATAATAGGATCGTAGGGTACATTATTGGCATCACCAATCACAAGGTTTTGCAGTTGAATTGGGGATTGATCATGTGCCTGAGCAATCTGGGTTGATCCATAATCCGTCAATGTTAAATAATATTTTGCAGCCATGAGATTTCCTAAATAGTTTCTATATGGACAGTTTCACCAGAGATGCAAGCAGCTCCGATAAAAAAACTTCCTTCAGATTGAATTCGTGCTGATATTGAATAATTGTCCCGTGCAGATTTAGTTGCATCAATTGCGGTTTGCACCTGCAGCAGCTGTTCAATTGAAAGCAGATGCTGTGTGCTGATCATGACGACAAATGTAAAGGGCTGCTGCGGTGGCTGTAACTCATGCCATGCCTTCAGCTGGAAATTGTCGACTACAGTGCTGAGCAGGCTGCTGATTGATGAGCGTGTTCCCCGCTGAGCATTGAAAGACTCACTTTCACGGATGGCATTGCGTTTTTCTGGCTCACTCCATTCAGGCTGCCAATATTCAACCCGGTGCTGCCATGCCAGCCAAGGCAAATGAGTAACAGGACAACGATCAATACGATGTAAATCGACAAAAGGCACTGGAAGGCTGGAAATCTTTTCACCAAGCTGCTCTATGTTTTTTTCAAGTTTGGTTGCGTTGGGAGGAAGCAGACTAGACATCGCGGAACTCTACAATACTGATGGTGATGCCAGTGCATTTTGAATAGCGATTTTTCGGCAGGATAATATCCGCTGGCGGGCTATTGAGAATGACATTCTGCACGCCGCCCTGGTGCAGCGCATGAAATAATCCGCTGCGGGTCACGTCATAGCCCAATGAAGAAATTTTTTCGATATATTTGCTGGCATCAGCTTCGGCAGCTGCTTTGACTACTGCAGAGTCAGGGCCGGGGAATAGCACTAATGTCGCATTCAATACCCATTCTGCTGGCGTTGCTGCTTTGACATGCACATAGTCGGTCAGCGGCCGGCGCGTTTCAGAGTCTAAAGCCTGATCAACACTATTAAGTAAGTCTTGCGGAGCAATTTCATCAATATGGCTTTGCACCCAAATATTGACATGGCCTTCTTCGGGATTTTCGACAGCAATATCCTTGACATGGCCATGCGCGCTTAAGCCCCAGAATTGATACGCGCCGGCAGAACCCGCCGCCATGCTTTCAGGCTGCAGATGCACGCGGCGGCGCAGATCCTCATCGGATTCCATGACCGCAGGAACAGGCGGGTTTGCATTCGGCTGGGCCGGAATAATGGTTTTGCGGTATACACTGCGGTTTGCGGCCAAATGATCTAAGTCGGCTTTCTCAGCATAAGCAAGCATCAGGGCTTTTGCCTTGGCGTTGATTTGGCCAGTTTTAATCAGGAAGCGGTAGGCAAAGGTCTGCAGCAGTTTGACCAGCGGTTCACTTTCAAACTGAAGGGCCTCTTCAAGTTCAGGATCTCTTAAAATAAGATCCTGCTTGCATGCGGAGAGTTCCGCTTCAAAGTCCAATGTTTCCAGCACATCAGGAAAAGGCAGTGACGACAGATCCACTCTGTTTGCAATGCTCATGCTG